TTTGTGGTGAAAGAGGCGCAGGTGGATGCGTTTCGCTCCCAGTCGGCGACGCTGTGCCTGGTGCAGTCGCTGGTGGTGGCGCTGGCGTATAGGTTGGGAGAGGGGAAGTAAGGCAATAAAAAACCCCCTGCACAGGCAGAGGGTTTGGTTGTTAATTCAGCGGGAAATTATTCCCACTCAATTATTTACGGCAAGCATAACCAATTGACTGATAACAACTTTCCGCAACCTGATTTTCACCGTACCGTTTTATATACCGTCACCGGAAATCAGTACCATGAAAAATGCCATGTCACCGGGTCAGTGAATCGTACTGCGTTTCACAGACTCGTCCGGCTTCGGCGGCCCGGTCAGCGTACTCTGCCAGCTGTCGGTTTCGCTCGAGAGATTTGCTGAGCACGTCGGCAAGCAAAACTCCGGTGTCTGCGGCTGACGCCCCAGAGCCGACAGTGGCGTTATACTGCCTGAGCTGCTCACGGATGGCAACGAGCTGTTGCTGCAACCGGCCAGCGCGAGCGGCAGCATCAAGAGCATCATTGCGCGCCTGGTCGATCCTCTGCTGCGCTTCACGTTCATTGGTAGCTTTCTCCTGTTCGTCATGCTGACGAGCTTTCTCATCTTCGGCTTTGCGGTCTGCCTGAGCCTGCGCGTATCCGGCGTCGTACTGGCGGCTGCCGTGCACATTCCAGGCAACCACTCCACCGATGACCAGAGCAGCAAGCATCAACACGATAAGCAGCTGTTTCCAGTACGCTTTCACGAATGCCCAGATCATACCGACAGCACCTTACTGGCTGTGATGTACCGCGCGCGCCGGTCGTCGATACCGTTCTGGCCGCCATTAATGATCTGCGTGACGCGCACCAGGTCACCGGTGTACTTCATGCAGCCTTTGGTAGCAAAGAACCACGCCGCGCTGCGGGCCGCGTATTCGTCCTGCGCCAGCAGCTCCGGCTGGCTAACCAGCTCAATTTTGAGCCCGTTGCCGCAGTCGCGGTAATTGCTCAGGCCAGTGATCTGGATAAGCCCGCGCCCGCGGTAGAACCATCCATCGGTTGGGCCATTGTTCCCCATGCGCTTGCTGTATACCAGGTTGGCGATCGCACGCTGGCGCTCGAGCGGTAACGATGGTTCACCAGCACGGCGGCCCAGTGCGTTGGCCTGGCCCTGAGTGAGGCGCCCGGCGCGGACGAATCCTGCGAGCCCGGAAACACTGTAGTTGAAGTTTTCCTGCAGCCGGGTGAACCCTGTCGACTCATGACCAACCTGCGCGATGAACATCGCCTGGTGCTGCGGTTGCTCAATGCCAAACTCTTTCATGGCTGCGGTGATATGCAGATACCAGCGCGTGGCCAACAGGTCGCTGATACCCGCTGCACGCTGAAATTGCTTAATGTCCATGCTGGGACCTCGTTATCTTGAAAATTTGCACCACGTTCCCTTTTGTCTTGATGAGCGCAGCAAGGAACACGGCTTTGATGATGACTTCTGACCAGTCGGCGCTGACGTAGTATCCGTAGAAGGTGCGGATAGGAACGCTGGCAGCCACGACAATCAGGATGTAGGCGAGCCATCCACCCCACCAGCGATGGCGTGACCCGTCACGACGGAATAGCAGGACTCGGATTGCAATGCCGCCGCAGATAGCGGCGTTAAGGATGAGAAGCAGATCAGGACTGGTCATCGTCTTTTCTCCCCGGGATCAGGTCGCGCGGATTTTCAGAACGGTGATACAGCCAGATGCCAATGCGAACAGCGACGATTGCCGACACGAATGCCCCGGCGGAATACACAATGCCCTTCTCGAAGGAGTCCTGCGTAATCGTCGGTATCAGGCTGGCAAAGCCAATCAGAATGGAAGCTGTCGCTTTATAGAAGAGAACACCGCAGAGGAAGCTGAGGAGAGCCAGAAGAAGCCGACGCTTAATCGGATACTCAACTGCTGAGGTAACAAAAATTACCGCACCAGCCAGCGCTCCTAAAGCCACCTCAGGAGGAACCCCGGCGACAACAGAAGCCAGCGCACCAAGGCTAAGCCCCTGATTGAGCGACTCCGTTGTCAGCGTGGTTGCCATAGTGACCACCGTTTATTGTGCATAAAGAACCCCCTTAGTTGGTGAGTTCATCATACACAATAAACCATATATGGATAGATATTACCTTAGGAAAATGCCTGGACTATACAAAGGTAAACAATGTTGATTGTTGTTGAATAGTCGTTCCTACTGGGCATTCTATTGCTACATTAAATTGCTGGCCTTTCTGAAGGTATACATAGACGGTTCCCGAACAAACATAAATTGATCCAGTTTGTGAGGAGCTAAATTTTGAATGAGGAGAGCCATTCGCAACTAACGTTGAAGTAAATGACGCGGTCGCAGTTACTTTGAAAGAAATGCAATGAATACCAGTTGATTGTGCAACTGAAATTCCAGTAGTTGCATCCAGAATAGCAGCCCCAGAACTACTACCAATCTGATTAAACTTCACAACGGATGGGTTTGAAGGGTTTGAATAATCAGCAGAAACAAAGCCGTATGTTGAATTTGTTCCAGGAAGGTTAGCTTTGAATGCACCAGCGCCTTGCGTACAGTTAGTGAATACAATGAATCCGGAAGTTCCATCAGTACTTGATACAAGGTAGTTCCGAGTTCCATAGAAAGAGCAACCGATAAACTGATTTATTGATGACAACCCGTCAGCTTGTATGTTTGCCATAATTTGACAACCAGAGAAAATCACGCCTTTGCATCCTGCAAATTGAATCATCCCAGAGTATGGGTCTGATCCAGCATCGTCGAATATATTACATCCAGAAAACATAAACCCCTGCTGCAAGCCATCAATGAGGATGTTTTTGCCAGAGTTATGGTTGAAAGAGCATCCGCTAGCATTGCCGTGCCCTCCATTGTCAGAAGATTTAAGATAAAGGCCATAAAGAGAGTTAGTTGAAAATGAACTCGCTGAAATGTAAATATTACCAGCCTCAATATGACAACCTGCGAAGTTGTTTTTATAACCAAAGCAAGATGTCACACTGATATATTCAGATGGGAAATAACCAACAAATTTAATCCCATTGTAACAATAACTTACATTGCACTCAGTAATTGTTGAATATGAAACAACTTCACCAGAACTTGAAGCAGAAGAAGATGCAACAACAATCCCGCAGTCACCAAAACCACGAATATCAAGGTTAGATATCTTAAATCTTGAGCATTTGTTTATGCCAATTCCAAAATTATCAGCCTGAACAACTGAAGGAGGACTTGAAGGGTATGATAGAGATGTGTAAATTCGTCCATTAAACACACTGAAATTATTAATATTTTCAGCATAAAAACATGACCCACTACCATTCTTTAAAATGGTACAGCCTGAAAGATCAATGTGTACATTTGACTTGAGTTGTACAAATCCATTTATTCTATATATGCACCCTGATTTTAATTTAATCTCCCCACCGCTTATTCCTGCCTTATTAACAGCGAGTTGAAAGGCGGCAGTATCATCACTCACCCCATCACCAACAGCCCCAAAATCAGTAACATTTAGCACATCCCTCATTTTGTCCTGAAAGGTTCTATATACTGCCCCAGCTCCTGATTGTATAAACCATCCATAGCCACCAACCACGCCAGCTAGTGCTTTATCAACGTAATCACGCATCGTTCTTTTGTTTACAGCGTCCTGGTCAAGGACAGGGTCTTTCACGTTTCTAATATAGTTATTTAGCGCATCATACCAGTTAGCGATACTTGATGGCTTGCGCAGAGCCAGGTGGAACATGCTGCCAACCTGCTGGATCAGCATCGTCAGTTTATCGAATGCGTCTTCATGAACCTCAGCAAAGAACTTACCCTGATTGCGTAGATCAGTTTCCTGTGTCGGCTCCAGTTCACGGGCAATGGAGATTTGCCAACCGTTCGCCAGCGGCGAGGTTAGAACAACACTTCCGCCGTTAAAGCCACCTGCGTTTGTAACGGTGTAATCAGTGTCCAGCACCAGCACCGTGATGTTTTCGCTTAGATCGATAACTGAAACAGTCAGATCTGTCTTCTTAAAAATACGGAAAGTGTACGGGAATGATGTCGTAACACCGTTACCGGTGTAATCGTTATGGTCAACTACGGTTGATACCGTCATGGCCTGTCTCCAGTAAAGCAGCGCCCGGCGCGCGTGCATCATCTGGACAGTTTATTACCTGACAACCCTTATATGAATTGAATGAATAACAATCAGGAAAGTTATTACCTTTTGGGTAAACAACAAATCATGCTGGATAGTCCCCAGGACTTTTGCTACTGTACATTCATACAGTAATTGCATGGAGAATATGAGATGCAACGTCAGTATCATCACCCGCTGGAAAAAGGATTTGCCGAACGCATACACACGCCGGGAGGCGTCCGCTCCCTTGTTGAAGAATCTCACCTGATGACGTTGCTGCGACAACTTAATGAGGACGGATTTAACGTTGATGGCCCGATGGCAGAGCTGACAGCCCTGGTGAATTACGTCACCAGCTCGCAGATGTCAATGAAGGATCTGCAGATGCATCTCGATTACTGCGCAGAGCAACTGAAGAAACAAACCAGATAGGGTTTGTAATTACCTAAATTCCATGCAATCATTACCTTTACGGTAAATTTACATTGCATAAATCTTGTGCCATAGTAATCAGGCACTGGCAAAATCCAGTGCCGGGATTGGCGTCCCGGATAACTACAAAGGCGCATATGCCGCGCGAGCGGTTTTTTTATGCGTGCTACATAGCAAACCAGTTTCTATGGTGGGCTGTGTGGGGGCACCGAAAGGTGCGCCGGGTCCTTTGTAGCCGGTTACGCCAACCCTGCACAGTTCACCACCATCCCGATTGGCGTCGGAAGTGGTGATTATCCTGACTACAAAGGTGATCGCTATGACAGCTCAAAAAAAACCTACCCCAGACGCAGTATTCAAATTCGAGTCCGCTACCCCTGTCCGTATGTTCAACATCGACGGCAATCCGTGGTTTGCGGCTTCCGACGTTTGCAAAGCTCTTGGACTCACCAACTCACGCATGTCACTGAAGGCGTTAGATGATGACGAGAAGGGAGTAAGTTCAACTTACACCGTTAAAGGCGCACAGAATGTAAGCGTCATCAACGAGTCCGGTCTCTACACACTGATCCTCCGCTGCCGTGACGCGGTTACGCCTGGCACTATTCCCTACCGTTTCCGCAAATGGGTCACTGGCGAAGTGCTGCCACAGATCCGCCAGACCGGGCGCTACGTTCGAGAAGAGCTGTCTCCAGCAGATAAAGCAAAGAAGGTTGTCGACAGTTTTATGCCAGCGATTCTGGAAGCGATGAAGTCGGGAGAAAAGCAGGAATACAATGTTCCGCTTAAGCCAGGCTATCGCGAGCACATCCATTCTCCTGAAGGCGTTCTCGGCCTAGCTGAGCACTCACTGCTGATGAACCTGCTCAACCGCATGCAGGAAGACGGGCACGATGTTTCCGGCGCGGCGGCGGAGTTCACAACCATGGTGAGCTACATCGTCGGCGTCAGCAAATGCCTGAACGACATCCGCAGCCACGCGCAGTACATCACCAAAAACACAGCTGAGTTCTGATGTAGCTGGCACAAGGATGTGCCTTTGTTTAAAGGGCAATGCGGCTATAAAATAATTGGCTATCACGTATTAGTGATGTAATATTACCCCAAGGGTAAACAAAAAAGTTTTGATTTACCCTTGTTGAAGGTAGTTTCTAAATTATGAGGTGATGTCATGCGAAACGAAAGATTGCAGGTGCGTAGAGCGCAGGCTGCCGCAAGACGTTCTGTCAGAGAAGGCGTTGAGTACGTAAAAGTAACAATGACAAAAGAACATGCTATGCGTGTGTCTCGCGCTTTCCATGATTCTCGCAATGATAAGGGGAACTATGAGTTCGTCTGCGTCGCAGAATAATCAAAATCAAGTTGTTACATACAAGGGTCGAGTACTGCATACGCAGAATTTCTCGGCCCTTTGTGCATCTGATCCTGAATTGAAAAAAATTGCTGACGCATTTAAGCAGTTTTGGAAAACAGGTTACCACCCGGATATGGGGAAAGATGCGGCTTTTGCGCGGCCAAAAGAGATCCTCAACCTGCACGTAAGGCACACTCATTCCGACCTTAAAGATTACGTTCCAGAAGATAGCGCTAAAGATCACTCTGGAAAGAAATCTTCGTGGGATGCTTGGAAAAACATTGCATCTGTCAAGGTTAGGTATACCCACACTAGTGATAGCTTTTTAGTCTATTCGGTCAATCACAATCGTGATGCGCTTGTCATGTTTTTTGTGAATGCTGATGCCCATAACGAGACTGAAAAAGGTGAATTCACAGAGGCTGCAATCGCAGTTAGCTACGCCTTTTTTGAACAAACAAAAACTCAACCAATGCCACTGGAAGAAGACCTTTTCGATGAGAAATGGGAAGAATAAGCCCGCGTTGCGGGCTTTTTTGTTGGTGCGGCGGCCTTTGTGACATGTCACGCTATCCATGCCTGATCCATTGGATGATTTTCCCAATACCATATTCGTAAAAATATGACAGCAGAAAACCTAAAACAGAAACATAAAATCCTATAGATATTGGGTAGTTATACCAATACCAGTAATAGGTATCAAAGCCTACCGACCTGGTAAATGCCTCCCATGCATCCACGGAATCATGCATGAACCATTGTGACCAACCATAAAAAAACATCATAAGGCCGATGATCAAGATTACTAATCCAAGCCTTTTTAATGGTGTGTTAAGATTTCTCATTGCCCCACCGCTTTCCCTAAATCTGGCGCTCTACGCGGCGTTGTATCGCCGGGCTCCCACCAGCTCGTTGTGTTGAATTCACGCTGCGCTCTGTCACGTACCCTGTCGTTATACCCTGGGTTTGCCATCTCCTGAAGTTGCTGAAGGATCAGGTGATTTGTGATGGCCTTAGCATACCAGAGGTTTGCGAATGGGGTGATCATGCGAGCCGTCTTCAGAGCATCGGCACCGAATGATGTTTCTTCACCCTGCAGTGCCTTCTGTGGGTTCGTGATCAGCAGTTTGGTTAACTGCTCTGCGAAGCTGAGAACCGGCCCGCCGATGGTGGCCGCAATACTGGAGCCATATTGCGTATGGTCCTGGAAAAGGAAATCGCCGTAGATGCCGAATGATCCACCTTTCAGGAGCGCCTGCACCCATGTCGTTGGCTTTGACATATCCAGCGGATCATTTCCTGTCAGCAGGCTGTTCATCTGGTTAGCGAACATACCAGCCAGTGTCGTTCCTGCGATGTACGAAGCCAGAAACTTGAGAGCAGGAACTGTGTCCAGATCCTTAGAGCGGTTAACCAGTTGCCGGAACCCGGCGAAAGGAGTGGTTTTGAAGAGCATGAAGCTCTTGATCAGCTGCCCGGCATCATCGCGGGCGTAGGTGTCCAGCCCGGTGGCTGTCGTGACGGCGCTGGTCATTTCACCATGCGTGATACCCAGCAGTTTCTGAGCGGCCTCGGCGCGTGCATTGCGAACCATGCGCGTGATGGTCTGCTCTGTTTCAGCGTCGAACGCCTCTTTCATTTTCTTCAGGCGATCTGGTGGTATATCACCAAGCGCGGCCAGTGCTGCGTCACTACCGGCGCGCACCTGCGCAATACGGTCTGCCATGATGCCGGCTATCACGTCATCGGGCACGGCATAAATCGCATCAGGCGTCATACCCATATGTCCGGCGGTTGTCATAGGCCGGAGATCTGCCGCTGCCATGATGGCCCAGTCTTCATTACTCCAGCCTTTGTTAGCCAGGATGGTTTTATCTGATCCTTTCACGTCGTCCAGTGTTTTAAATTTGCGGGTCAGTTCGCCAATGTTTTTGTACATCAGCAGGCCAAACGATGCTTTGTTGGCGCGGTCCATGGCGATCAGACCTGACCACTTCAGCGTCTTTTCTGCAAACCAGCCTGTGATGCCTCGCGATAGGTCGAAGCCACCCATCTTCGAGACGACAGCAGCATGCGAATCCACCAGCAGACCGAGCTCTGCATTAGCTTTTTTCGCGTCACCGCTGAACAGGTTGCGAATGGTGTTGGCAGACAGGCGCATGCCGTCTCTGGTGAAGCCAAGCGCCTGGGCATTGGCGCGCATAATAGCCTGGTCGCTGGTTGCCGTCAGTACGCTGGTACCGAGCATCGCGCTGGTCATCAGGTTGCGCAGGCCGCCAACCGCAGAAGTGAACACGCTAGATGTGGCCGCGCCGTTAAGCCCGGCCATAGAGTTAAACATGCGCTCAACCATCTTGCGCTCGTCGTTCATCTTTCCAACTTCCTTCCCGCCGGTTACCGCACGCTGATATACGCGGTCCAGCACCAGGGAAAAGTTGCGGGCAGCGTCCGGGCCGAAAGCTTTGACGACGCCAAGATCGCGGGATGAAGACTGCAGGTGAGACATCATTACGCCCGCCACCGGCTGCTGAGTGTAGCGCTCCATGTAGGCAAAGTGCGACTGCGCATCCTTGAACGCCATCACCCTGCTCTGCGATCCACGGTTCTTAATCCCGCCGGTGCCCATGAATGCGCCCGGGTCTATTTTGTTCGCGCCGTCGGTGGCTTTCGTTTCAAAGATCGCTTCCAGCGCCTGGCGATACTCGATGTCATTCATCGGGCTGCCGTCCGGATTAACGTAGTTGCTGCGGTCCTGAGTGTTGTAAACGTCATCAACCCATGCCTGGCGGGCAAACTCAATCGGCGGCTGGCGGCCGGAAAGGCGCGCTTTAGCCTGCTCTGCCACCGGCAAAGATGCCAGCCACTCATCACGCCCGGCGTTGCGGATAAAGTCGGCATCATCAACATACGGCAGGTGCCAGTCGTCGCGCAGACCGATATCGAACCCGTTATCGTTCATTTCCTGGCGGGCCCGGCTGGTAACGTCATTCCAGACCTGCGCGATTTTCTTCGCCTGCGGGTTCCCGGTGTCCTCACCATAAAGCTCTTTCAGGATCTGGAACTGCGCGGATTTTGCCGCCTGCTGGTCAAAAAGACTGCGGAAACGCTGCTCGCCGAGCGCCTTGCTCTGCTCAAAGAATTTGCGGACATCATCACCGGCTTTGAGCAATTCAGCGCTGAGCTGGCGTGACCAGTCCTGATATGCTCCGGTAGCCAGTTCCTCGGCAGACGTCACGTTGATATCTGGATCCTTGCCGAAAACCTTCGTGCGCCTCCCTGCGAAGATAAACTGCTGCAAATTGGCTGGTGTTTGCTGCTCTGGCGGGATATTAGCATCGAGGGTATCTGTGACCCTGCTGATTGCTATCGCATTCTGAGCGACGCGCTGGCGCTTCTTATAGACGTCATGCACAACGCGCTGACGAACAAGATCGGCGGCCTCCATGTACGTCTGCGCATCAGGGATGCCCGTCTTGCCTTCCCTGGCATTTTTCTTATGCACCTGGCGCACTGCTTCTTTGATGCGGTCCTCAATACCTTTCAGCTCGTCAGCCTTAGGCTGTCGGCCAAGTGTCTGCGCAATGGCTTCAACACATGCCTGTTTCATTATGGGTTCCTCAGGAAGCACGCGGCGGCGACGGAATACACTTTCGATTCGTTCTGTACGGTCTGGATTTGTTCATCAAATTCAGCCAGAACGTCGGATAGTTTCGCCGGCTGACCGGTGTCTGGGTGCGTAATTGTCAGATCCGGATTGGTGGTCGCCATATCACGCGCCGCCATCAGGTCGTAACTGTTGGATGAAATCGCCTGGCCAGTATCTGGATCTACACTGACCTGCCCGCCAGTTTCGTCTGCTGCCGTGAATGCGCTTTCGGCGCGCGGCGCCGGTGGCTCCCCGGCCAGATCTGACGGCGTTTCATACCTGACACCATTCTCTTCGAAAACCTGCTGCATTGCATGGTACTGCTCGTTTGCTGATTCCAGCATGCCGGGCCGCGCCGGACCATCAAGACCGCGCGCCATCATTCCGACGTTAACGGGCTGACCGTCATTCAGTTGCCGGTACGCTTCATCCATGGCTGCCACATGGCTGTTAATACTCTCGTTGCTGGCGTGCAGAACTGGAGCAGATTCCAGATCGTAATAGAGCCCCTCATTCAGCGTGTGGGCTGCATCAATGTCGCTCGGCTTAATAGCAGGGATGTCTGGCGCCGCGACAGGCTCTGATGCCGGTGCCTGAACATCAGATCGCGCCGGTGCGCCAGGTGCATCAGTCACTGGTGCTGATTCTGTTAAAGTGGATGGTTCTGCGGTTGCGTCAGGAACACTCTGCACTTCTGCCGCCGGGATCGGTGCTTCTGCATCTGGCGGTGGCGGCACGTCAGCATTTCGCGCGGCAAGGTGATGGGCACCACCAAAGGCGCCGCCAAGCACCGCATCGACCAGCATCGCCTGACCGTCGAATACCCGGTACTGCTTAGCCATCTCGGTGTAACCTTTTTCCTCCAGCGTTTCGCCGACGGAGTAACGGTTAAGGCCGCCGAACCCGGTGTTGATTGCGACGCCAGATGCAATGCGCGTTGCCAGTGTTGTACCGACGGCAGCAGGTAAAGCCATGCCAGCCGCGTTGAAAAGGCTCTGCTGCGTTGCCAGATTACGCGCCGTCGACTCGTCAACACCCTTTCCCTTGAAATCCTGATAGGACTGCTCATACGTAGAGCTGAATGCAGTAGCGGCGCCAACGGTCGGGCCGCCGACAATGGTCGCACCGATGGCCGGCACAAACTGGCCCAGACCGTAAAGCACCTCAGCAGCAGTGCCCTGGCTACCTGCATCAGGCTTCACGTATCCGCGTGCTTCCTGCAGCTGTTTGCCGATCGTGTCGTAGGTGTCATTCAGCGTTTTATCAGCATCGGGAAACATCACGCGGAAGATATTGACCGTCGGCGCAACGTCGGCGGTGAATGCCGGATCGCTGATCAGGCGCTTACTGAATCCGACGGCAGATTGCGCGAGCCCGATCGTGCCTTCAGCCACGCCGCGCACCGGCGCAGCGATTGAGCCCTGAAAGAATGTCGGCTCATAGTCTTCTGGTCGTGCAGGGTTGGCTGCTGTTTTATCGTCGGTCCACGCCTGGCCTTCCGGAGCCAGAGAAAATACATCAGACATTATTCGACCCTCACGACGATAGCTTCATTGGTTTTCGGATCCGTCGCCCAGCGCCCGCTGCCGCTTACCAGGCGGTACTGGTTATTGCCGATATTGACCGGGGTGAAGTTTGATGCGGCGTTGACATTCAGCCCGGCATCTTTCAGAGCCTGCTGCGCAGATGCGGTGTAGCGGTCCTTGAAGGTGGATTTGTCCATGCCGAACGGCATTACCACATCTCCACCATTGAATCCCTTGTATACTCCCCCTGTGGCGTACTGCGCTGCCTTCTCCACTACATCTGAGTTGGCTGCATCAGTGCGGGTCATGGTGGCATCGCCTGACTGATAAGCGATCCCTGCATAAGCGGCTTTGAAAAGGTTGTAGCTCAGCTGGCGCGCCTGTGGGTTATTGGCGAACGAGTTACCAACCTGATCGTCGAATGCGCGCTTAAGCTTATCTTCGCTCGGCAACTGGACCGGAGTAATGCCAGCATCTTTCATTGCCTTCGTCGGGTTCAGCAACTGGTCACCGGCCAGGATCACCTTCGATACGTCGTACTTGTTCATGGTCGGCTTGTAGCCAATGAACTGACTGTATGCGATGGATGGTTTTTTGTTGTCGTACTGGTTATCCGGCGTCCCCAGCAGCAGCGCGGAATAGGCTGTTGCAGCGTTGTTTGGCGCAATGGCAGACGCGACCTGGCGCATTGCGGGTGCCGATAGCGTTTCACCCATGCTCTGCAACAGGCTGATGGTCTGGTTTACGTCTTTGGTGCCGCGTACCTGCTCAGACAGGGCCGCCGCCTCTTCGCTGGAAAGGATTGGCGCGTTGATACCCAACGCGCGCAAACTCTCCTGAGAAGAGAAGCGGTTGGCAACCTCTGCCGTGATGTCATTCGGGTTATTGCTGGAAAGCGGCTTATACGCTCCGATCTCCACGGCAGCATTGAACGGGTTGTTCTGGCGCTGACTGATAACCTTCGTAGCCGCCGCCGATACCTGATCGAACAATGCGGCGCGGGATGCATAGCCCTCGCCTGTTTCTCCGGTTCCAGGTCGCAACTGGTCAACGTATGCCGTGATGCTGCTCGTCGGCATGTTGCGGAATGAGCCGATGTACTGCCCGGCTATCTGCGTGTTTTTGAACTCGGTGTACCGCAGGTTACCTTCACGCACACCGTAGGCCGCCAAGAAGTCGGTCTGCGAAGGCGCATTAGGGAAATCCACTCCGCGCATGTAGGCCGCTGTTGCGTCGCGGACCTGGCTGTCGATAGTGGTTCGATACTCCGCCTGCTGCTACTTGCGGATTTGGTCGGCCTGGCGGAGGAAGGTTGCCTGCGCCTCCGGAGATGCAGCGTCGAATGCTGCGTTCCCGGTGTAGCGCTTGGTGCTGGTCGGAAGCTGAGACAGACCAATTGCCGCACTGACGCCAGTAGAAAGTTGCTGGTCAGTATAGGGCTGGCTGCCGTTCTCGTGATGGATGATAGCGGCGCACAGCGCTTTGAGCGTGTCAGGGTTTGATGCATCAAGCTGCTGATCTGCCGTCACGCCAAGTTGCGCGCATACCGCTTTAATGTACGCATCGGTGTTGTTATTGTCTGAAGGAGGCGCCTAGCGGTTGATGATGTCGCTGACGGTATCAATGCCCTGGCGTTGGTAAGACAGCAGATTGCGGCCAAGCGCGCGGATGCCGTGCTCAGGCGTTTCGAATTTAGCAAAGCGGCCGTCATCACCGGTTTGCCCAATCCACGGATTGGTTTTGCTGAACTCGAGGTTCCCAGGGTTGTTATTGCGGATGCCGCGGGCGCCATCACCGCTGCCACCTTCCGATACCGCACGACGGGAGCCTGTTGCCGTGTCGCTCAGCTCTCCATTGCTGTGAATGAAGTCGATAGCATTGTTGGCTGACCACTGAGACAAAGAAGCATCGGCAACCTTCTCTTTGAACTCAATCTTTTTCGCCTGAATCTGTTCCGGGCTCCAGCCATGCGCGGCGCCGTAGTCGTCGATCTGCTGGAAAGTCTGCTGGTTGTACAGCACATAGTTGGCATTATCGCCATACGCTGAGGCAGCCAGTTTCCCGTTGTTCGCCAGCGTCGCCTGAAACTGCCCCTCTTCGTAAGCGTTGAGCTGGGTGATCTCATGGCGACCGGCCTGGGAGGTGAACTGGATGCGCTGCTGCTGAGCCTGCTGCATGAATCCGGCACGGGAACCTTCCGGCAGCGTCATAGCAATCTGCTCAACCTTCGAGTCGAATTGCTGGGTGTACTCCTGCCCCTTACCGAGCGCATTTTTACCCTGCATGTTGAGCAGGCCGGTATCAGGGTTCGTCAGCAGATCGCTGGAAATCTGGCTGAGTTGCAGGGATGCATCCTGTGCCTGTGCAACATCAGCACGCTGCTTGGCCTGCGCGAATGCGCCAGCGTATTGCTCTGCGGCCTGACCAAGCACATCAGCAGTTTGCGGCGTGTTGAATGCCTGAAGTCCAGGGGACTGGAATCCCCTGCTTTCTACCTGACGACCGTTTACAGTTGGTACTGTTGGCATGATGTCTCCTTAGCGCCCCGTTCTGGTTCCGACCGCCGCGCTTATTGGCGCAGCCTTCTGGCTGAATGGGGACCAGGTTCCCCCCCCCATCTGATAAGCGCCGTATGCTTTGAGCGGAGTTGTGAGCAGCGTCTGGGTTAATGCTGCGCTGTTCGCGCTACGTGTTGCATCAGCCTGAGACTGGAAATTACTCCCCTGCACCTGATAGCCATATGCCTCACGCTGGGCGTTATTAACGGTAGTCAGAGCATCCAGCGCGCCGAATTGAGCTGTATCGCCGAAGATATCCAGCGCGTTACCTGTGGAGAGCTCTGCACCTGTCGCGCCCATCGTGGCTGCCTGGGTACCTGCTGCCTGGCGGTTACGGCGGCGAATCTCATCAGCCTGAGCATTGCCACGATTGATAGAATCCTGAGCCTGTGACTCTGCGATATCGGCATTTTTCTCGGCCACTGCTGACGTATATTTTGCCTGCTGGTTCTGGCTGTATGCGCTGGCGGCAGCGGAGGCTACCGTTACAGCAACCAGTGCGATCGCTGGACTACACATTATTTTCTCTCCATGTGGAAGCGGTGGAACGGGAGATTGTGGATGCCATATGGCTTCGGCTCTTCAATGGTGAAACCAAGCCAGTGAAGCCATACGCGAGCAACGTGGTTGCGGGCATCAACATAATTTTCAAGATACGGGTAAACGGACAGCATTGCATTGACCACTTTCCCGCACCGGCGAAGGAAGGTGCGCTGGTATTTCTCCAGCGCGTCAGTGCCTACCAGCCATGGGATTCCGCTGCCGCCGATCATTGATGCCGGGGCCACGCCGAATATGGTTACCACTTCCCCGTTTACCAGTCCGGCGCAGCAGAATGTTGACGTGCGCAGCCCGGTTTCAAGCACGCGCCGCGGACTCCATCCGTTTGTCGCCAGAAACTCTTCAACATCTGCCTGTCTGACATGTGGCAGCATGGCTTCGATGTGATCTGCAGTGGCCGGTACGATTTGAGCATTAAGCATCAGAATCCCCCTACGGCAAGGCGTGGTATTACAGCCAGAACGGAAAGCGGAAGAGGATCGAGTTGACGCACTTTAACGCGTCCGTTTTTATCCCAGTTGCTGTCGAGCTTCACCTCAACCTTGCCGGTGGCATCATCAACCGGGTCGTCGTAAAACTCGAACTCACGCTGCGGATATTCGTACCATGTTCCGCCCGGTGTGGTTGCCCAGATACCGCGGCTGGCGTTGACCACCATCGTGACGGTAGGGATGACCTGCTTTTTATCCAGCAGCGTTTCCTGGCCGTTGATATTGATGTCCAGCGTCTCGAATTCTGCGGTTATCGGCAGTCCGATATGCACCACCGCGCCAGGTGATTCCAGAGTGACAGCGCCACCAGTTACGATTTTCTGTGGCTCAACGCTGGCGTCTGAGAGGATGTTGACCGTCTGACCTTCGAGGTGTGACAGGCCGCTGAAAGTCTGGCGCGCCATCTGCCAGTTTGTCGTGGCCGCGCTGCGCAGGACTGCAGGAACGTTACGGTTAAAGCGTACTACCACCGCCGTGCTGCTGGTTACCGAAACAATATCACCACGTAACTCTTTCGCCACCACCGAGCCAGTATCAGGATTCGTTTCTGAGTACGGGAACTGGATCTGCGCGCCAACGTCCGTGTTGACGAAATAAGCCCCGCCGGTAATCGTGACTGGGTAGTCGACCTGGTAGCTCCAGTCGCCAGTTCCGCCGCTGATAGTCAGAGTGCGCGCTGAAGTGTTACGCCCGTCATAGCTCAGACCGCAGTCGACAAAGAACGCATCTTCATCACTGGTAAACAGTCGGCTGGAAAGTCGCTCGATATAACGCTTCGTCTGCCCGTTGATAGTGCGATTAACCACGAAGTAAACCGCGTCCTCGCTGCCTTCGCTGATAGAGCATGTGCTTTCGTATTTACCGGCGCTGGACTGTGGCGCCCAGGCGAAAACTTGCTGATCGCGAAGATAGGTCAGCACCAGCAGTTTTCCGTCGTCGCGGATGCAAAACGCACTGCTGTACGGCACGATACAGAATGACCAGTCGACAATGCTGCGCTTCTGGAAAAGGTGGTTTGCCAGTATCGTCAGGTCAGTTCCCTGGTACCCGTCTACGTCGAAAGAGTACGCCAGATCGCGGACCACGCTGCCCTTCTCCTGGATGAACAGCGCGATGTTTGCCACGGCGATAGGAGGCACATTGCTGGAGCCGTTGTTGCCCTGAGAGCTGAATGCAAAAGCTGATGGCGTCAGGACCTTATTCTGGTCTCCGGATATCGTATATTCACCGCCAGATGTCAGCGCGACCAGGGTGCCGACGTCAATAAGGTGACGGATCTCATTAACCTGTCGCCCGGCGTAGGTGTAGATTATGCGATCGTCATCCTGAATAGGGTTGTTCTTACCGAAGTCCTTGTAATCACCTGTACGGCTTGCCCAGATGGTTTGCGGGTACGAGGTGGAAGCGGCGAAGTAAAGACGCTGCTGATAATAGACAACAGTGCTCGGGTAACCGCTGACGCTGTTCCAGGCATAGCGCGCCCACTTGTAACTGCCATTCGCTGACCCAACTACCTGAGACGGGATATAGCTGATCACCGTGGCTGTGGCGGTTGTTCCTGCCGCTGCGGTGATACGCACAATACCGAAACCGCTGTGCAGATACTCCCACTGAATACCGGTGTCTGTTGATCCTGTTCCTCCCCAGCCATCCCACGACATCCCTTCTGTATGTGAAGGTCGTAGAGTGCCGGTCTTGCCGGCTGTATTGGCCCGGTAGTAATTGCTGTCAGCGCGTCGCACATCGTTGATAGCGGTGGTCTTGCTGGTTTCCCAGACTGGAACGGAATCAACCGCCGGCTGCTCAAGGTAAAACAGTTTTCCGACCTGCTCAGCGCCGAAGATAGCGGCGCTTGCCGTCAGTGTAATTGTGCCTGTGCTGGCGCTGGCATACACCTTGATTGACTGGTCAACGTTGATGTCTTCGAAAGGACCGTTTTTGGTGGTGACATCGACGATTTGCCAGTTGTCGTGCGCGTAGCGGCGCAGCTCTTTCGGAGGGTATGCCGGGTGTACCAGCGTAAGCACGTCGGCGCTCTGCGTGAATTTAATGCGGAACAGATCGGCTTCTGCATATGGCATCGCCAGTTCGTAAATCACATTGCTGCTGTTGAGCACATACGCGCCGTCTTTGATAACGCGCATATAGCCATCGCCGAACTCCAGCGCATAGGTCTGAACTGTCGAAAACTGGAACGGGATAAGGCGGCATTTTTTGTTTGAATATTTTGCTTCACCCACGAAGCGCGTTCCAGGTCGATTCTCCACCCCGCCATATTGCCGAACAATGAAGTTGTCGCACTTGCGCAGCGCCACCTGATACTTCGACATATCGATGCGCCCGTACAGCGACGGGCCAATCTCACCACCGGCAAAACTTGGCTGGATCCAACTGATAGCCATTATGACAACCTCGCTGCAGTAAACTCATCGATTGGCGGCTGCGGCTCCTGAGATTCGTTCTGGCTATGCGAGCCAGCGCTCAGGATGACGTTTCGGTACATGTTCAGCGCGTTGTTGCCGAGATCTGCGCTACCGGTGAGTGGCATATTGATGGCGGCCGCCAGACGCCATGAAAGCGCCTCCATGAAAATTGGATCGAACATGTTCACGTCGGTGACGCGCGCAATGTACTTCAGCCATGCTTGAGGCTGGTCGGTGTAGATCAGCTTTCCAGTGCCGTCACCGTTGGAGCCGACCTCATAATTGATGCGCATGGCAGCCGTCGGGTTACGAACACCGGGCACCATAATTTCCGTGATGCGCATGCAGTCTGTCGGGTACTGGTATGCGTATTGCCAGTCCGGCGGAGGATTATTGGTATCTGCCAGCGCCAGGCGTTTGGTGGCAAAGTTCCAGTCGAAGTCAGCCAGCGCAGCATCGCGGCACGCATCGAAATGCAGGGAGCACTGATCGGCTTCTTTGCTGGCCTCGTTCAGGCTGTTTATGCTGCGGCTGTTTCCGATATTGCTCAGCGCGCGGTTGCAGATCTCGATAACGGAGGCCATTTAATTCTCCACAATCATAGAAAAACGGGGCCGTATGGCCCCGGCGTAGCGACAATCAGATACCAAGTTCTTTTTGCCGGTCCTCAATTTTTTCTTTAAGCGTTTTCGCGCTTGTGTTGTGGTGTGGCTTATCACCGAAAATTTCTTCATAGAGCTTACGAAGAGCTTCGATGTCTTCTTCACCATCAGGAACTGGCTCACCTTCTGCCAACTTAATATTCGTTCCAAGGCGCATATCTACCTCTTTACCGTCGGCTGTTTTTGCCTTTGGGAAAGTGGTTTCAAACTCTTCACCGGCACGAATTAAGCGGTTTTCATGTGAAAGCCAGATGTCGTTTACTGCTAAATATTTAGGCATGTTCCCCTCACCTGTTAGTAAACGGTAAATCCGGATGGGTAGTTTTTACCTACATCCACACCTGAATTCGTGATGAATGCAGTAAAAGATCCAGCCGTAAGAGGGCCAGTGCCGATTGTGTACTGCACGCCAAGATATCGCTGCCCAATTGGCAATGAGTTCAGCACCGCAGGGCTCAGGGAAACCACAATAGGCTTACGACCAGCTGTTAGGTTAGCGATCGGGATATCGTCAGTTTGCGCAATGACGTTTGGGCTTGTCAGAGCGGCCGCCGCCGAAGTGATAACCTGGAAACGCACTGTCGCGGCACCAGCAGCTGCGGCAGAAACATCAACACCGAATACGGCGTTCAGTTGGTTGCCAGCTCCCATGTCACGGTTAACACCGAGATCAATGGTATTGGTTGATACAGCAGTGGCAGTTACCGCCTGGGCGGCTGATAACTGGAGTTGAGCGTCAAGAATAGTCATGGCATATCCCCTTAAGAAACCAGCGTTTCAGCGATACCCAGTTGATCAACCTGACGAACTGGGATACCCATAAAGGTAAGCTGGTTCATCTTGGTGCCAAACTGAGACAGAGCCTCCTGAATAGCCAGGGCATTGTTGGATTTCTCCAGAGCCTGGATCATCAGACCTTCCTGAATGGAACGGTTGGTATAGAAAGCAGCGCGGCCCATGCTAAAGTTTGGAATGCGAGCGATTGCACGCATCATCAGCTTGATCAGGTTGCTGCTTGCAGTTGAAGCCTGAGTGCCTGTTACGCCAACCCAGTCAGAAATATCGATGTTCGCGATACGTACGACGTAACGCCAATCCTTCACGACCAGTCCGGCATCCCACTGGAACAGGGAGCGAGCTGCCTGATACCAGTTTCCGCTGGCATCCTGAACTGATTCCTCGCCGAGATCACGCGACTTCAAACCAGCCTGAGACCCTTTAGGGAACGGACAGAAAACGGTTTGCTTACCCCACACAACAAGGTAAACAGAGGCGTTGTCAGATCCAGTGCCACCGGCCAGAATTACGTTTTGTCCATTGCCTGCGGTTGTTGAACTGTAGCGCGTCGCCAGTCCTGAGAATGTTTTAAGATCAGCGCCGACGTTACCGTTGAAGATCTTGCCGGTCATTTCCTGGTTCATCGCTTCGATGAAGGCAGACTCTTCAGAGAGACGGAACTCGGCACTGTTGTTGTTAAGTTGAAGCAACTTGGCATCAATATGGCTGCGAGATTCCAGCATTGCACATGGCTCTGTTGCCTGTGCAGTAGTTGATTTGCTTGACGGCACGCCCTGGTTATATGCGCGCCAGTAAACAGCAGGCAAGCCAGTACGAATAGTAACGACGTGACTTGTTGGCTGGTTTGCCTCAACAAAAACTACGTCCTCAAGAACGTCGTTCTGTTGGGAAAGCAGTTCAGCGATTGGGTCGATTTTACCATCTGGACTGATTCGCTTGGACCAGTCCGCCAGGGTCAGTTGACCTGTTGCAAGAGTTGCCATAATGGTTATCTCCTTACGGGTTCATGTTTGGGTACATACGTTGGGCTACGGACTGTGTCGTAGTTTTTGCTCCGGTAACCATGCCGTCTTCTGACATGGCCTTACCGATTTTGATGAAGGCCTTCACCAGTTCCGGGTGATTACCCAAACCGGTTCCCTCCAGATATTCTTTGAGCTCAGGCGTGCCAAACTGGTCCAGCGCGCGCTGAGCTGCACTCAGGTTTGATGTCAGCTTTTCGCCACCGATCTCTTTGTCAGCCTTCACGTCGGCTGCCCACTGCTCTGTTTGCGCCTGCCAGGCTTCTGCCTGACGCTGCTGCACACCGGCCAGAATTTTTGGATATGCATCCACCAGCTTCTGTGCCTGCTCATTGGTCAGGTTCAGATCGCGGGCAACCGGCTCGAAGTCCTTCAGCGCTTCGGTATCCAGCTCAACGCCTTCGCCAGCTGTAAATTCGTATTTCTCCGGCGCGCCTTCCTGCTTCTGCTCTTTTTCTTCAGCAGGCTTGTCTGCTGGCTTTTCACCATCAGCGGGTTTGTCTTCCTGAGGCTTGTCACCTTCAGTGCCAGGCTGTGGTTTATCGCCTTCTGGTTTGGCCGGGTCAGCAGCAGGTGCCGGAGCATCAGCAGCAGGTGCGGATGGCTCAGACGGTGCCGGTGCAGCGCCACCATCAGCTGGTTGCTCATTGCAAAGACGGCGATGCAGCAAACGTTCAAATAAATTCATGGTTACTCCTGTTCACTGGCCTCTGAGGCCATCTTCAGATACTGATCAGGGCAGTGCGCCATGACGCGCTGAAACAGCACCAGCGCCAGGTTGCGCTGCCCTTCGTTGAATGCTGTGATGTGCGGCTCTACGTTGAAGCAGGTGCCGAATACCTGACCTTTCTCAAGCAGTGACCAGATGACCCGGCGGCCCTGCTCGCTATCCATGACGAACTTGATGTCGTCCTTTTCGCGCTGCTCCAGATCGTGCTTCTTCCGCTCGTTCTGAATGCGCAGTTCTTCTTCGTCAAAGTCGGTCATTGCTGCGCCGCTCCTGCTGCGTTAGTGAGAGCAGTAAGCGCGCTTGGGTCAGTGGTCTGCGTCTCGCTGAGCGTCTTGGCCCCCTGCGCTGCTGCCATACCCATCTGCATGGCCTGCGCCTGCTGAGCCTGTTTGGCGCGCTCTTCGCGAATGCCCTGCACCTGTTCTTGCGGAACGATGACGGTTGGCGATACGCCTGACATTTCGGAAAACGCGTCGATAGCCTGATCCACGTCGAGCTTGTCGAGCGCTTCAGGCTTGAACTGTGCGAGCTGGCCGATAAACCCAACGGTCTGCGACAGGCTGGTGAGCCCGATAGATTTCTGCGCCTGAGCCATCACGGAGATGTACTCGATTCGCAGCGGCATGCCCTGCATAACTTCCGGCGGCGGCGGCAGCATGTTCTTTCGCGCCATGATGGAGAACACGCGATCGATAAGCGGGTTGAGAGCCTCGTCGTTCAGGCGCTCCAGCACTGGGCCGAGCATCAGCAGCTTCTCTTCCTTCATCTCGATCACCGCTTCCACCGGCATAGAGCGGGTGTTGATGTTCTGCAGCATCATGAAGAGGTCTACAAAGTAGGCGCTGTTGATGGTCTGGCGGGTGTCCTGAATGTCAGCCAGCAGGTCGGCAGTATTCGGGTTGACCAGATAAGCAGGCTTGAAGCCGTCCTGCCCGCTCAGCACGTCGAGATAGGTAACATCACCTGGCAGCAGGGAAACGCGCTGATTCTTCAGCGATGTAGGCGCAACCATCGGCGGGTTAGTGGCTTTGTCGATCAGCTGAGCTTTACGTTTCTGCTCAACCTGCAGCGCTTTAACCTGACCGAGTGCCAGCATGCCAGGACAGGAAGATGCATAAACGTCCTCGCCGTTCACTTCCCAGCGCGGCGCCAGGATCGGGAATTCATCGAACCCTGATTCACGCAGCAGTTTGTCGGAGTCGCCGCCAGTCTCGAAGTACACAGAGCGGAACGGCTTGTTCTTGCTGTCCATCTTGCCGCTGTCGCGGTTGATGTTTGGCGTGATGCAGTGGTTAACCTCTATCCACGTCTCATACGTGCCGTTATCCCACATGCCCCTAACGGACGTGCTCACGTTATCCAGGCCGAATTCCTGCACCAGCTGTCGCACGGTCATGGAGAACTGGCGGAATGAGGTGTCGACGCTGCCGCGCGGGCTATTCGCCAGGTAGTAGCTGCCAATCGGGAATGGCATTGTGCGGATCACATCCTGGTCATCTTCGAGCACGGCCATTGCGGCGGTACCGAAAGTACCCAGGCTGGCGTACATGACAGGCAGTGACTGATACAAATTCGACTTGTTGAACACTTCGTTCATGCGGCGCTGCACGACTTCCAGCCAGATTTTCACCGGGCCGTAATCCATCATGTCAGGGTCAGGCGTAGCAAGCTTGAACCACGGACGGGCCGGACTGGTGATGCCGGACATCATGCCACTGGACAGAATGCGCTGAGCCATTGAGCCGGTCGGGTCAACAATTTTGGTGTTGCGGCGATCGTCACGGTTAACGTCAGACGTCAGGAAGCGGGAACCGCGCGGATTGATAAAGTCGCTCAGGTCGCGCCAGTGCGGCTCGAACGTTGTGCGCTCATTCTTCAGCTGTGCGAGCTGCTTCAGCAACCGCTCTTTTTCGGTTTCCGCCATCTCTCAGGTCTCCGTTACTGACCGAGCAGCGTTTTACCGCTGGTGTTGGCTGCGGAGGTGTCGCCCTGGGCGCCAGTCAGCATTGTCGATTTGGTGCCTGCTGCTGCGCGGCGGCGGCGTTCTTCGTCATCGCGGGCACTGACCACAGCTGCGTCCTGCTCCTGAGGTGCGGCCTGAACTTCTGGTGCCGCTGGCACTGATGGCTTGCTGCCGATACACATAGCGATAACCTCACACACGATTAAATTATTACCAATTTAACCATATACGGATTATTTTACGTAGTGTATTGACATAATGCCGTGCAATTATTACCCTTCAGGTAACACAACATGAAAGCGCACTTCGATATCGGTTCTGTGAGGTCTTGTCGCTAAATCAAAACTGGTGAGTGCGCTTCCAGATGTGAGCAGTACGGTATATGGCACATGTGCCGCAGCGGTCCGATGGCTCCCTTGCTGTTTACGGCCAAGCGGGTAACCGGAATGTGCAAGTCAGTGTTTTCGGTATGCACGACATAGCGTTTCACCAGCGTGGCGATCAGGTGTGACACCTCGGAAGAGACGAGGATACAACGATGAGAGCATTGCAGGTTTACATGGTGGACATGATTGCCACGGAGTACGAAGCAAAGTGCAGTGCTCTCAATGTTGTGGTGAATGCGCAGGCTGATGCGCGACCGATGTATAAACAGCGCCCATGGCAAGCCGTAACCAATCGGCGCCTCAAGACAGTGTCACTGGTGGTGCGGGCGCTCCAACCAGTAAGCCGGATTCTCAGCCCGGCCACCACAACCAAATCACGTTAGGACCGTGGTAAACCGTAGTGCCCATGTAATTGCTGTGTGACTTAGTCGGTACCAGATTCATCCCGAGTTGCCGCTCGCTGGTACCGACACTTTTTTTACAGCAGAGCGCCATTCCGATGACGTTGCGCTGTAAACCCGTAACTGCCAGGGAAGGCACTCCGTTGATTATTCGCCCGGTTCGTCCGGGAATTTTTTTAAGGTGAATATTATGAGTGATAAAGATATTGAATCTGAAATTCAGGCCAAAGGCTTAACAGCGCAGCGCGTTACGCCGCAGCACATTGAAAGCCTTATCCGTTCAGAAGTTTATTTCACTGGCACTGATGGTGCTAATTCTCCTGGTGCGCGCGTTAAATCTGAATACGTTGAAGGTGAGCGCATCCTGGCACCACTCGACCTGTTAACCTTCTGCGTTCTGGTGCTTCGCAATGGCTTCACCGTAACCGGCGAGAGTGCCTGCGCCAGCCCTGAGAACTTCGACCCGGAGATAGGCCGCAAGATTGCCCGTGAAAACGCGGTTAACAAAATCTGGATGCTCGAAGGTTATCTGCTGAAGGAAAAACTAAACGAGCAATAACGCTGTGACATGTCACAATCAGCCCGCCGATGCGCGGGCTTTGTTTTACCCAAGCGCAATTTTGCGCCCATTGATTTTATTAACTATTTCCACGGATCATAATCTGTCACCGCTTTCCCCTGCTGGCTCTCCTGCCCTGGGATGCGCAGGCGCTTCGTAACCGGGAAAGCAAATGTCAGCAGCAGCGCGTCACCCTTGCCAGGCGAGCGCCCTAACCTCTCTTTGATATCTTCCTTCGGCTCAATGACGATCTTGCCGTCCACCCTGACTTTGTACTCAGCCGCCGACAGGTCATCAGCCGTTTCCTGGTCGTCCAGCGCGCCGCCGAGCTTCAGCCACGTTTTGCAACTGTTGAACATCTCTCCGCGCTTGTTGAGCATCTGTGGATCGGTCGAGCCACCGCCGAACGGGATTAGCTGCCACGTCCGGCCCCATCCGTCGCCGATGGACTTCAGCCCGGTACCGTAACCAAAGTCGATGAACACCGCGTCAGCCTGATACTGGTCCTCAAAGTCTGCGATGCGCTTCGCCATAATCAGATCGTCTGTGGTCTTGTTTCCGGTCCAGAGGACTTTGCTGTGCAGACCCTGCCGAAGATATATCACCGCGTCATCCACGCCGGAATACGCCGGGTCGACTCCGATAATCACCGGAGCGTGCGCGACCTGACCGGCGGTCACTACGCGCTTCATCGCCTCGTCAGTGAGCCCGGTCGGGATAAACTGCAGTTCTGACGCGTCAGGGAAGATCCCCCGCACACGGACCTTCACGAAGTCGCTGTCTTCGCCGTAGTCATCCACCCATTTCTGCAGCTGCTGCTTGTTGGTGCCTTCTACAGTACGGCTGTCAATCTGCGCGCACTTCCATCGGTGTTTGTATTTGCGGAAGCACTCGCGGAAACGCCCGGTGTTACGCGTCGGGTTACCGAACGCCACCCATATGATTTCGGTGTCCTCGTCCGTCAGCGCACCCTCGGCAACCTCCCACACCAGATCGGCAATGTTGGACGCTTCGTCGAATACCACGATGATGCGCTTGCGCTCGTTGTGCAGACCGGCGAACGCCTCTGTGTTGTGCTCAGACCACGGGATTGCATCAGCGCGCCAGCGTTTGTCGTGACCTGGATCGTTGCTGTACATCGCCGTTGCGGTGCAGGTGAACCACTCTTTCGTTATGGACAGGTTCGACCATTTGATGATTTCCGGCCAGGTCTTGGTGCGCAGCTGGTTGTCGGTGTTGGCGGTC